CGTAGGGCATTATGGAGTTTGACGATGTCACCTCGCGTCTTTGGAAAACTGCGAAGATAAACAGGTGTTATATCATAACCTAGCAAACCATCAAAACCACAACTCTCACGAAAGGGGCCATCCGCGAATGATTTGTCATCATTCAGAGAGAATCCACACATCGTGATTACATCCCTAATTAAAGGGAATGAGGTTGTTGGGCAAATGATGTCATCCCCGTATACACTGACGTTTCCACTAACCGCACTTGAAAGTGCGTAGAAGATCAACGACTCCAACTCGAAAGTGAAGCCGTTGCCCATCGAAGAGAACTTGTGGTTCACCCTTTGGGTTCTGTCAGGCCAAACAGTAACGGGACTACGTAGTCTATCCAGTAATTCGTACCAATCAACCGGTAGGAGGTTCCTTACTAAACTAGTAGTAATCGTATCGGACGCTGCTGATAAATCGATCGTGGCCAATGTTCCGGTTTTCGATCCAGCGCGTGCGCGACGACGATTGATAGACTGATCACTTAAATTGATACCGTGAAACAACAGGCGTCTTTTCAAGTATGCACCTACCGACAGTTGTAATCGGATGTTGCAGTGTGGTTCATAACAAATCACACGACCAGTTTTTGCGTTCTTTGGGACTACAGTCATGTTGTTCCCCGCGACTAATACGAATGCTTTGGGAAGCATCGTACAAGGACCGTCGGCATCTAATGCTGCTTGGGCCCAGTGCGGTAAACCCCCGAATGCTTGGTAAGCAATCCGGAGTGACTGTGGTGTTACGTCTAACCTACTGGTGTACTTGTGCACCAAAGTCTTTTCTTCACCAAAAGCAGACGAAGTCCGCCCACTACTAAAACCTGGGTCAAGAAACATACCAGGTCGGAGGCTACCTAACACCTTTGCAACGATCTCGCCCGCCTTGTGTAAAACGGGACCGAGACCTGCCATCACTGGCTGTCGCGAATGGATAAAGGTCGCATCACGCCCCTCCTCAAAACACTCGAAGAGGGCGTTAGTGGTTTGGTTGAATATCTCAGCCTTGCGGGCCGAGCAAATAGCAACTTCCTTTGTGTCAATCCCGGTCTTAAGGGACGAACATTTAGAGAAGAAACGTGTCGCAGCATAATCACCGCGAGCTTTCCTAATCCCGTGAGGGTTTAAGACTGTCTCCTCCCGAAGGAAATCGTACTTGAGACTAACAAGATCACGGTGTTCACCGTGCTTGTACATAAGCCAAACGCCGAGCGCACGGGGTGACCCGATATGCTCTAGAAAGTCAAGATACACGGCCTCATTGTGATGCCGAGCTATGACCTTCGCTTGTCCGTGGACAGAACTATTTTGTCTCAAAGAGAACTCCTTTAACGTTTATTAACGACGCCTCACTTCGATTTAATGAAGAAGGCAAGACCACCAAAGACGAGAACGATAACTAGAGTGAGTAGGACCCACTCCAATGTGTTTGCGTCCATTACCAAGCCGCTTCGCGATTGCGAATTGCGTCCTGGAAGTAGGTGGAGGCTGTGAAGCTTTTAGCGATTGCATGAACGTCGTTAACTTCAGCCGGGGTAGCATCGAGTGGAAGAAATACCTGAATTTCCACTTGTCCAAAACGTGGACTGCTAACCTGGCCCGTCGTGCTGTTAGTAACAACAGCTGGGAGCTTCAAGACGTACCGAAATTTCTCCGGGTTAGTAACGGTAGCAGGAGTGTAGGTCTCATCGACCGTCCACTTTCCTACCATTGCTGTCTGAGTTCCATCACGCCAATTGGCGACGTTTCGCCCGTTATTCATGCGCGCGCCTTTCGGGGCAAACACATGGGTGGCAGGGGTCGCTTGACCATCGGTCAGCGAAATACTGGATTGAGCTGGCATAACCAGACTCCTTTCATAAAAGAAAAAGATGGATATTTAGACATTTAAACGGCGAAACCGTTTAAAAGCCTGGGAGAGCAAGGCGATTGCTGAAATCGCACGTCCGTGACCCAAGTCGGGGAAGAAAGAAAACTCCGACAACTTCGTCGATGGAATCGACATCATGGGTTTCACGATTACTCGAACACCACTCGCTGTTTTAAACACCACAGGGAAGAGACGCCAGGCTCCATTCGATTCGTTGATGGCTGTGAAGCCAGTCACGATCTGCTTGAAACCAATCGTCCCACCTAAGTGGTTAAACCTTAAAGGAGCATCCAAGGAAGCTAAATAATCGCCGATAGGGAGGAACCAGTCAGCCACAAAGCTGAGTGGAACTAATTCCCAACCGACAAGCAAAGGGTTTGTTAAACCTAACTTGCCGATTACATCATCGGTTCCTCTTGTGGAGAAACGCCACGACGCTTTACTGCTTAGTTCATATGTGAGATCGATTTGACCTCCCACAAGAACTCCGGCGATCGAAGTGATCCTATCAGTTGACCTAATAGTGGATCTCTTCGTGTCCCTCAACGTGTTGGTCACACGTCCCACATGACTTTGCGGTTTATTGCGAAGTTCGTGGAGCGTTTCCATAGCGTTGTAGGAGTCGAGCACAAATGGCATCCAACCATATTTGTACTCTAACCACGCACTTGAAACAGCCATGCGTGGGTTATGTCCAAAGGACTTTGCAAACGAAGCTGAAGCGCGTTTTAAACGACGCGTACTCCAGTCTCTCGCCGCTGGGTCCCTTCTTGACCAGAGGTTATAGAATGTGTAAAAACTACCGGATTTTAAGGCCCGGAACATCTTATATATTCTGGTTGCGGATGTAGCAATCATTTCAGCTGTCTTACCAGCTTCTGCGAAGAAGACTGGAGCTGACCATTGACACCCTTTTGCTCTGTTTAGGAGTTTTGGGGCGTGCATGGACATAGTGAACGGGTCGGACAACCATGGGGCAACGTAAGTATTCGTGAGTATTGCATCACGACGTTCCTCCACATAGTCTCCGTTCGCTGAGTGCGAGGAATAGATCGCTGTTCCCCCAAGTAAGTGACCGCCATCCTTCTTTTGGAAGGTAAGCGGGTTATCTGGGAGAGTTCCTCCAGCTTCAATTATACTCCGATAACCTGGTGTTTTTGTTGACGCACGATACAGCGATCGATTCATTGATTGCTGACTCGACGTGTGTTGCCAGGTCGTCGTGGAAATCTTCCCTGCCTTACTCACAACCCGTTCCGCGGTATATTGCGTTACGGGAAGTAACTGTGAGAAATTAACACTTGGCATAAGAGACTCCATTGGAAAGTATAATTGATTAAGACACGTGAGTTTCACCTAAGTAAATAGATGATTCACTTGATGACCTCAGAGAGGCTCAAGTCGGCAATAAGCCGAACCGATTCCCCCGCGG